TGTGGACTCATCTGATAACTGACGTGCCTTATCAAACAACATCATGTTCTCAGAAGATACGTTAGGAAACTTAGTACCAAAGATAGCCTGACCCGGTGCGCCACCTTGTCTACGGAATACCTTACCCGGATACAGTGACAGGTCTTGACCCGGTACTAGGTTAGTTTCATCTAGTTCCATAATTAGATTGCCAGACAGTACAGCATTGTCAACAGCCATACGCATGAAACCATTCATCAGGGTCTGCGTATCGTCCATATTCTCTGCAATACCTACTCCAAAGAAAGAGTAAGGGTTTAGTTCATATGGAGCAGAATGGTATGGTATCTTACTAGGCTTGAATGGATTAAGAACCATACGAATAAGTTTGTTGTTACAAATCCAAACATTAGCCTGTAGTTCATCAAAGTCTTTTAATTCATCTGGAATAGTAATATCTTGGTCTTCCAGCATAGTGTTATCAACAGTACCCCAATACTCTAGTACCTCAAAACGGTCAATAGCACTTTCAGGTGCATAGTCAGACAAGTCATCTTCCCAATACTTCTTTGTGTAGTTTTCACCAATAGCAATAACTTCATCAATAACTTGACCACGGAAGTAAGGACGCTTCTTTAAAGAACGTAGTTGTGTACGAGACATCTTGTGTCGTTCAATTACATACTGAGCATCGTCCATGTTACTGGCATCTGGGTCAGGGTAGAAGTTCCACACAGATACATGCTGAATCTGAGGCACCGTTTTAAATAGCGGGTCATAATTACCTTCGTCATCCCAGTTAGGATACTCTTTATCAATAGCAAATGGCCCCTTCATTACACCTGTACCAAACAAGGCCATTTCAAAAGTTGTATTACGCATGTGTTTACTTGCGCCAGACTCCTCTAGTTGGTCATGTATTTTCTTTTGCATCTTCTTAGCTGCAATCATAGCAGGGCTAAAGGTAATTGCAGTTGGTGTCTTACCCGGACCTTCTTTTAGTTTATCTGAAACAGGGTCTAGTTTATCACCTAATGAACCTAATTTATCTTGTAATGATTGTGCTGTAGCACCCGGAGATAAATCGTTTCCATCTCCTGCAAAACCATAAGGACTAGATAAAGAGGTATCGCCTTGCATTTGCTCTGGCTCTTTAGGGTCAAAGTTAACAGAGTCAACTACACCTTCAGGTAATTCAGTAGGGTCTACGGATAAAGGAAATTTTTGATTAGCAAATAGTACATCTACAATCTGCCCGTAAGCAGCAAGAGTTTTTGTTTTTGTTACTTTAATAAATACTCTTGATTTTTCTGCTTCAGTAAATTGAACATCAGGTCCATAAAGACCACGGTAGTTACGGTAAGAACGTAACCAACGGTCTTCATCCTGTTCACGATAATCTTCTGAGCGTTGATACTTCTCATTAATAAAGGGAATAATTGAAGACAGTTCAGCGTCATCTACATTAGAATCATCTGTATCTTCTAATGCAATAGCATCATCTTCAATATTAATTTCGTCATCGTTCATAGTTTTTTCCTTAATATCCGAAGGTACTGTCTGCTACTCGCATACCCATACTAGGCGCACCTCTTGGGTCGTAATCAAAAATACTAAATCTCGGTCTTGACATTATACCATATCTTAATGCATCGTACAAGTGGTCTTCACTATGCGTGTCAATATCTTCTGGATTTTTCTTGTCAAGCGGGATGGACGGTAGCTGTGCGACCATGTTTGTGCAATTACTAAAGAAAACAAGTCTAGGCTCCTCTGTAAATTCATCTACTTGCAAACGTCTATGTATCTCGTTCTTACCAGCTACACGACTGCCTTTACTTCTGTCAGAAGGTCGCCAACGACAACCTCTACTTACCATTTGTTCTGCGAGGCTAGGACCAGTGTCACCACGCTTATGCCAAAGAGAACTATCCAGTACACCATATTTAATAGTTCCATCACCTGCTTCTAAGTCCAGTATCATATCTGCCAAATCTGTGGCAAGAACTTTAGAAACGTACAGTTCTCTATATACAATAAGTTGTTCATTAGGCGCGACAGCCATCCAAACAACGCCAGACTTACTACCGTAACCGTAATCGCAAGCCCTAAACTTAACCCAATTATTAGGTATATCGAAAGGCTCAACAACATGAATGTTACGGTCAAACTCAGTGAAGGCCGCACCTTCTTTAATATCCCAATCACCGTCAAGGAGTTGTCGTCTTTGCTGCTCTGGCATTGAGAGGAGCATTGCTTCATAATCACCTGATTCCGCAAGGTATGGGTTATCAGAAAGTCTCGCTGGTATAAATCGTCTTTTAAATAAAGACTTTCCAGCCTTGCTATGTCCTGATGGGTATCGGAGTACTTCTCCTGTTTCACTGTCTGTTGCATCGTATGCTCTATTATATGGCGAAGGGTCAATAAACATTTTCTTTACCCAGTGATGACCTCTACCGCCGGGGTTAGTTGTTGCTCTCATGTAGATAGGCAAGTCAGGTGCAGTGGACCTTAGACGAGACCGCATGTAATTCCATGCATATGGTGTGGCCCACTGAGTTAATTCGTCAAACCCTATCCAACTAAAAGCTAGACCCTGATAACGCAAGACCTCATCATCTCTATCAAGATAAGACATCCACAATCTTGCGCCAGATGGTGCAGTCCACTGCATCTTTCTTTCTGACCATTTAATACCGGGCCAGATTTTTGGGTACAGTTCCTGCGACTTGAATACAAGTTCCCTTAGTTCCTCTGTTGTGTGTCGTAACAACAGTCCACTAAAGGCTGGATGCCCCATATAACGCAGTGGGTCAGATAACATGGCATATGATTTACCACCACCTGCACTACCACCAAATAAAACTTCTCTTTCCGATGCCGCTAGAAAATCTGTCTGCGGTCCTGCATTAGGTTTAAAGAGTACGTTTTGATGTTCTTCAATACTTTGTGTTTCATACTCAATAGGCTTAATACTAACTTCAGGCTTTTGAGCCTGTTCTTTCTTCTTGGAGGACTTTCGCTTTGGCGATTGCCTTTTCCGCATATTCTGCCCATTTGCGGATGCTTGCAGCTTGGTTCTTACGTCTTCGCTCATTCTCTAATCTTTTCCTCAATCCTACGTGTGAGATGTATCTGCCACTGTTTGTACTAAGCCAGTTTGCTACTTCACGATAACTATACTGTGCTATGTATTTACGTGCTTTCTCTAATAGGTCTAACTCTGTTGGTATAGGGTCAAGAATGTCGGGGTCGTCTTCGTTGTGTTTATAACCAAAAGGAACAGTCCTTGCAATGCGAGGTATCTGCACCCATTCATTTTCTTCTTTAATGTCTGTTGGCTGTGGGAGTTTCCACTTACCTATGCTACGTGTCATTTGTTGGCCTAATAAATAACGTATCACAATCTAAACATATACGTCTATTTTTGCCTTTACGCTTCATGTTTTTTGTTACGCAATTAGGACAAGTATCTTTTTTTCTACCTTCTTTAATGGGTGCATCCCAATCAATAAAACTAGTCATTATCCTCTACGATTGCTTTAGGTGGCATAAGCATAACACCACCCGATGCTTCTACCTGCATCTTCTCAGTTTTCACTAGACCAGTGCGGTCAAGCAGTTCTTTAGCCGCTGACATCTTATCACGGATACCTAGTTCAGTTGGGTCATATAATGCATGTGTCATAGCTATCGCAGCCTTCGGAGCGTTACGAGCCATATACATCTGAGTTGCCTCAAGTATCTCCTCTTTAATACCTTTAACAATTTCCATAGTACTAGAACTGTCAGCATAACCTGCTAGTTTCTTTGCCTGTACAATATCACCTGCCGCTTCCTCAAAGAGGACGTTAAGTAGCATCTGTTGTTTTTCAGTTAACTGTCTAGCCATTACATCTCTCCGTGGTGCATAGCGTGGGCTAATTTTGTACTACGTGATTTTACCTGATTTGCCCACCTGCTGTCAAGCATTTCTTTTGCTGCAGTAATAAAATCATCTTCGTGTATTGCTGCCCACATATTTTTAAATTTACAAAGTCTTGGCACGCCCATATTAAATGCCATGTCCATAAGTATAAGCTGACGCACAGAGTCTAGCTTGTCTACGCAAGGGTGCGCCCGTACAAGTTCTGTCTCGACAATCTCTACGTCATTCGTTGCTAGATAGACCGCATCAACTTCTGTGATACCATTTTCATACACATGCTCAATACTTGGTATACCTAAGTCAGATAACTCTTGTTCAGTTATACCACGGTCTTCCAGATTTCTTCCGATACCAATTGTGTCAATACCCAAGGTATCTTGATATACTTCTAATCGCAAGCCTTCATGCTGTATTAACTTTTTTATAAAATCGTCTTTTGTGTATTTCATTTAGCATTCTCTATTAATAGCTTTAACTTAGCTAGTTCAATTTCTAGTTCGTGTACTCTACCTACTGTATCTTGTACAGACTTAGGTGGTTCAAACTCATCAATCCAATTATCGTTCTCTTCAACTTCTTCCATAGTAAGTTCTAAGTTATGTTCTAAGAAGCTAATACGTTCAGTCAAACCAAAATATACCCAGACACTGACAGCAGTGAATGCAATCATACTAATAAGGTTACGAAGTGGTATAGTTATTTCACTTGCTTCGTTTAACTTTGTAGCTGCTTGTTTCATTTCTCACTACTCAGCCATACCGCAAATGCACCTGTCATGGCCCCAGTGACTACACTCACTAATGCTGATTGCTGTGTTGTCGGGTCTGGCAGTATCATAAACCACTCCACTACCCGCCAAGCGGATATGGACATCATAATCATCATCAAGCGGGGAAGTAACTTCCAAGCTAGTATTCTTTCCATTGCGCTTGTCATGATTAATCCTTGCTTGTTCTTTTGTTGTTAAGTTGTGCATATTCCACATAGGAAGTATTATTTCTTTCCGAAGAATTTAGATGCTGAACGTACTCCAAAAGAAGCGGCAACGATAACTCCCAAGGAATACTGATACCATTCAGGCATTTCATTAAGTCTTGCGAATCCGTTTGCAACTACTTCTTCCATCCCCGGTATAAACGCCATAACAAGTGGGATGGAAAAAAGCACCGTAAGCCACTCGTCTTTCCACGAAGACTGACTACCTTTAGCCATCTCCAAATCCCAGTCAAGTTCGCCCGTAGCTTTCCTCTCCATAATGACAGCTTCGGCTTTAGCCTTTGCCACCTTT